ACAACAGGATATAACCTTGTTAGTATAGGTACTGAATCTTTAAAAAATAATACAATAGGAAATCAAAGTGTGGCTATTGGTTACAAAGCCTCTTGTGCAAACCAAGAGGGTTTTAAAAATGTTTCTGTTGGTCAATGTGCTTTATTAAGTAATGTAACAGGAGATGAAAATGTTGCAATAGGTGTAGATTCTTTAAGGACAGGCACAGACGTAAACAGAAATGTTGCTATTGGTTGTCAGGCTTTATGTGCTAATACTGTTAATGATATTTTAGCAATAGGTGCAGAAACATTAAGAAATAATTCTACAGGTGCGTCAAATACTGCTGTTGGTAGAGCATCAATGTGTGCAAACACAACAGGACATAATAACATAGCTTTGGGTAGGTCTGCTCTAGTTAAAAATACCATAGGTTGTTGTAACGTAGCAATAGGAGGTCAAAATGCACTAGCTTGTAATACAGAGGGAAATCAAAATGTAGCAATAGGACAACTTGCACTTTGTGCTAACACGACAGCATCAAATAATACTGCAATAGGTCATTGTTCTCAAAAAGTTGGAACAACAGGAAGTTTAAATACATCTTTAGGTGCTTTCTCAATGTGTAATTCAACAGCTTCTTGTAATACTGCATTAGGTTATTTATCCTTAGCTTCTAGCACAGGGGTTTCAAATACAGCAGTTGGACTAAGATCGTTAGTAACAAACACATCAGGAAATGAAAACACAGCAATTGGTAATTGCTCTTTAGCACTTAACGAAACAGGTACTAATAATACAGCACTCGGTTTTATTTCATTGAAAGCTAATTCCTCAGGTTCAAGTAATGTAGCTGTTGGCTCTGGTGCTTTAGATTCTAATACGACAGCATCAAATAATGTTGGAGTTGGTGGAAATGCTTTAGGTGTAAATACAACAGGTGGAAACAGTGTAGCAGTCGGAATTAATTCGTTAAAATCTCAAACCTCAGGAGATTCAAATATAGCAGTAGGCGAAAGAGCTGGTTGTGGTTTAACTACAGCTAATGGAAATATTTTAATTGGTCAAGGTATCGGTCAAGCAACAATAACAGGAAGTTGTAATGTTGGAGTTGCTTATCAAGGTTTTATTGCTTTAACATCTGGTGGCTGTAACGTAGCACTGGGTTACAGGTCAATGTATAACACTACAACAGGTAATAATAACAGTGGAATTGGCAGACATTCTGGTTTTTCAATTACAACAGGTACAAATAACACTTTGCTTGGTCATGAAGCTGGTACAAGTTCATCTCCATTTACTTTAACAACAGAAGATCATAGAGTAGTTGTAGGAAACAATGATGTATCTAATGCTTATATAAAAGTTGCTTTTACAGTTACATCAGATTTAAGAGATAAAACTAATTTTGGTGAAGTTCCACATGGATTAGATTTTGTTAATAAATTAAATCCTGTTTCTTTTAAATTTAAAAAATCAAGAGAAGATGACACTCCAACAGGAGATTTAAGATATGGATTTAAGGCACAAGATATTCTTAAACTTGAGGGAGATAATAATGTTATTATTGATACAGAAGAACCAAATCATTTAAAATATAAAGGTGAGCATTTAGTTCCTGTATTAGTAAACGCAATAAAAGAATTGACAAAAAGAGTAAAAGAATTAGAAGATAAAGAATAAACGAAAGGAAATATAATGTTAAATACGTACATCGTAGAAGGTGGTGTTGGTAAATGTACTGCATTCACTGCTTTACTACCTAAATTAAAGAAAAAGTCAGAGGTGCAAATATATACACCTTACATAGATTGTTTTGCAGGAAACCCTGATGTTAAACTTGCATTAGAACAAACTATACCGTTACAAGATTCAAGAATTATGGCATCTGATAATATTTATTATTCAGAGCCCTACAAATCAAATTTTCAATTTGGTAAACAACATCTTATTGAAAGTTATTGTGAACATCATGGTGTTAAATATGATAAATCAATGACACCTAAATTATATACAGAGCAACACAAAGCATCTGTTAATAAATGGTTAGGTGATAATAATATTGGTAAATATATTATGATTCAGTTATCTGGTGGTCAAGCTAAGTGGAATTATGCAGATGGTGTTCAATATCAAAACATAAACCCTAATAGAAATTATCAACCGTTTCTTGCTCAACAATTAGTTAATATGCTTAGAGAAGAGTATAAAGATACAACTATTATAAATTGTGTATTACCTAACGAACCACATTTTAATGGTACAATTAGATGTGATTTACACTGGGCCGAGATTCATGAAATGTTAAAAGGATCTGAAGGGTTTATTAGTATTGATAGTTGTTTACAGCATTTTTCAGCATCGACCAAGACTCATGGTGTTGTAATATGGGGTTCAACAAGATGGACTCAGTTTGGTTATTCTCACAATAAAAACTTACATTTTCATATGGGAAAAGAGTGGGATGAAACTAAATTTATTGATAGTGATCCAAGAAATAATATGGTAGAACCTCAATTAATTATTGATAATTTTAAAAAATTAGATAAAACCAAAACTGTTGCATGTGCAACAAAATAAGGAGAAACTAATATGAGTGAAGTAAGAAACGCTGAACAATTAGCACAAGACTACACAGCTATGGGTCATTCTGTAGATTTAATCAATGGTATCATTGATGGTTCTAAAATGGCTAGTGAATCAGCTGAAGATAGACAAAATTGTGTTGACAGAAACGTTGAGCATTTAGAGATTATGGTTGCTAAAACTGATTGGGGAAGTGAAGATATGACTGCCACTAATTCAGCTATCACTGCAGGCAAAGCATACACAGCTAGCTAGGAGTCTAACTAATGGCTTTTGGTATAAACGCTTTCGCACAAAGTGCGTTTTCATCATTAGTCAATAATAATAGTTCGCCTATATTGACTGGTATACCTCTTGCTATGCAAGAAGGTAACACCACTGTCACTGCCAATGCTAATGTAAACGTTACTGGTATAGCTCTTGCTATGCAAGAAGGTAACGCAACTGTTATTGGAAGTGCTGTAGTTGATTTAACTGGAATTGGTTTTGCAGCAACATTAGGAACTGCAAACGTTGTTATATGGACACAAGTTCCAACAGGACCTGTACAAACATTTACACCAGTCAATACAGGACCAGTGCAAACTTATACTGAAGTTAATACAGGAAATGCTCCTACTTCAGGTTATTATCCAGTGTCTTAATAAATTGACACTGCTAAACAAATTTAATATCATGCACTAATTTAGGAATTTAAAATATGGCTAATACTTTTTCAGACGATTTAAAACTCACAGTTCAAGGAACAGGAGATAATGCTGGAACTTGGGGTCAAATTACTAATACCAATTTACAAATTGTAGAACAAGCAATAGGTGGATTTGAAGCAGTTGGAATTACTTCAGGTGCAACTTTATCTTTTACTGATGGAACAAAATCTAATGGTAAAAATCAAGTATTAAAATTAACAGGAACTATATCTGGAAACGTTAATGTAATAGTTCCAGATGCTGGTTCAGGAACAGCTCCAGAAAAAACTTATATTGTAGAAAATGCAACAACAGGAGCACACACTGTAACTTTTAAAACAACTTCAGGAACAGGAGTTACTTTTAGTGCAACTGATAAAGGTAAAAAAATATTATATTCTGACGGAACTAATATTGTAGAAGGTGTAACTTCAGTAGGAAATTTAACTACAGGTACTGTTACTGCTACTGGTAATATAACTACTACTGGTACTATAACTTCTACAGGATCAGTTTCAGGTCCTTTGAATGCAGATAATCTTACCAGCGGGACAGTGCCCGATGCTCGTATTACAGGGTCTTACACAGGTCTAACAAACTTAACTATGTCTGGAGATCTAACAGTCGACACAGATACTTTAGTTGTAGATGCTTCTGCAAACACTGTTGGTATTAACACTGCAAGTGCTGCAAGAGCTTTGCATGTAGTAAGTTCTCAAGAAATTGTTGCACGACTAGAATCTTCAGGAGCTGCTTCAAGATTAAAATTAATAGACTCAAATACAACGTCTAGTAATAATGCACCACTTCTTTCTAGTGCAGGGGATTTATTTATGATAAATACAGGAAATGCAGAACGTCTTAGAATTTTAGCTAATGGAAATGTTGGGATCGCAAACACAAATCCGTCCGAAAAATTAGAAGTAACAGGAACTGTTAAAGCTACAGCTTTTGAAGGCGATGGTTCTGCATTAACAGGTATTAGTGCAGGTTTAGTAAATTTAGGAACAACAAGTGTTTCAGCAGCTAATGCAATTACTGTAACACTACCTTCTACATATAAAAAATTTTTTGTTACTTTTGCTGGTCTTCAACAAAGTACAAGTTCTAATACACAACCTAATGTTCAAATTGGAGTTGGTGGCACTATACAAACTTCTAATTTATATGTTCAACAAGGTTTTCAGTATAGAGGTCAAGGAGGTGGAAGTCCAACATTTACAGAAGAAAATATACCTGCTAATCTTTCTGGAGCAAATTTTGCTACTTTAGGTAATAGCAATGTAGGTAATGCTAATAGTTATAGAAATTTTAATGCACAATTTGAAATAGACACGGGTAATTCTTCATCATTTCCTATTATGAATTATAATCATTATGGAAATCAAGGTGGATCAACAGGTTCAAGTTTTGTTGGTAGCGGAAGAATATTTTACAGAGACTTTGTTACAATAGATAGACTTCAACTTACACTTGCTACTGGAACAAGTTGGAATGCAAATGGAACCGTAACAGTTTGGGGATTAATATAATGAAATATAATTGTATAGATGGAAAACTTGTTGAAATGACAGCTGAAGAAGAAGCAGCATTTGATGCTTCTATAATTCAAGCACAAGAACAAGAACAAAAAATAAAAGATGCTCAGGCGGCAAAAGAAGCTAAAAAAACGTCTGGTAAACAAAAACTATTGGATTTGGGTCTAACTGAAGAAGAAGTAAACGCTCTTATTGATAATTAAACAATTCTAGTTTACACTTTATAGTTACAATAAAATGGAGTACATTGTGTAAATGTTACAAAAACTTAATTTCAAACCAGGTTTTAATAAACAAGTCACAGAGTCAGGAGCTGAATCTCAATGGACAGATGGCGATTTTGTTAGATTTAGATATGGACTACCAGAAAAAATAGGTGGTTGGACACAACTTACATCAAATACTTTACCTGGTGCAGCTAGAGCACAGCACGCTTTTGCTAGTTTAGCAGGAGAAAAATATGCAGCTATTGGAACAAACAAAGGTTTATTCTTATACTATGGAGGAAATTTTTTTGATATTACTCCTTTAGATACAGCTATAACAGGAGCAACTTTTACAGTAACATCTGGATCAGCTACTGTTACTGTTAACAAAACAAATCATGGATTATCTGATGGTGACTACATAACTTTTTCAAGTGTAACTAGTCCCACAAACTCTGGTTATGCTACTACTTTATTTACAGATAATTCTTTTGAAGTTTTAAATTCACAAGCAAATACTTTTCAAATTACAATGCCATCAAACTCTGCAGGTGCTAGTAGTGCTACTGGTGCTGGAACAATTGATCCATATGTAACAGTTGGTCCAGCTGTTCAAACTGCTGGTTATGGTTGGGGTACATCTACATGGGGAGCAGGCACTTGGAATACTCCTAGATCAACTAGTAATGTAGTATTGGATCCAGGTCTTTGGTCTTTAGATAATTTTGGTCAAGTTCTTATTGCAACTATACACAATGGTAAAACATTTACATGGAATGCAGGAGCAACTAATGCAAGAACAGTTAGAGCTTCAACATCAACATCTGGTTTTTCTACGTCAGCTAATCCAACGGCAAGTAGATTTACTTTAGTATCTGATAGAGATAGACACGTATTTCATTTTGGAACAGAAACAACTATTGGAAATACATCAACACAAGATCCAATGTTTATTAGATTTTCTGATCAAGAAAATTTAAATGATTATACCCCAACAGCAACAAACACTTCAGGTACATTTAGATTAGATACAGGTAACGAGATTAGAGGAGCTATTCAAGGTAAAGATTATACTTTAGTTTTAACAGATAGCGCTGCTTATATAATTCAGTTTATAGGAGCACCTTTTACATTTAGTGTAAGACAAGTAGGTACTAACTGTGGACTTATTGGACAAAGTGCTTTGAGTTATTCTAATGGTAGAATTTTTTGGATGTCGGGCGAAGGTGGATTTTTTGTCTATGATGGTACAGTTAAAATGTTGCCGTGTCTTGTTGAAGATTTTGTATTTACAACAGGAGGAAATAACTTAGGTATTAATTACACTTCTGCAGGAATAACGTATGCAGAACATAATAGTCTATATAATGAAGTTAGTTGGTTTTATCCTAAAAATGGTTCTTCACAAATAGATAGATGTGTTTCATATAATTATGGTGAAAATTGTTGGACAACTAGTTCTCTTGCAAGATCTACATATATAGATCAAGGAGTATTTGATTTACCTTATGCAACTGAATTTAATAAAACAGCAACACCTGTATTTAATATACAGGGTATAACTAATACATCAGGAGCTAGTACATATTATGAACACGAAAAAGGAACTGATCAAGTAAATGCATCTGGAACTTCTTCTATAAACGCTTTTATTAGATCAGGAGATTTTGATATAACAGGCAGTAGAGATTCTGTAAGTTACAGAGGTGATGGAGAATTTTTTATGTCTGTAAAAAGATTTATACCAGATTATCAGTTAATTAGTGGTAATTCAAAAGTTACTATATTTATAAATGATTATCCAAATAATACAGCTACAAGCTCACCACTTGGACCCTTTACAGTTAATGCTTCTACTGATAAAATAGATACGCGTGCCAGAGGACGATTAGTTTCTCTTAAAATAGAAAATGATGCTGTAGGTGAAACATGGCGTTATGGTACATTTAGACTTGATGCAAAACCAGATGGACGTAGATAATGGCTAAAATAAGTGTATACATACCTGAACCACAAGAAGAATATAGTTCTGAAAATCAAAGACAAATATTAGAATCTATTGATACTGTAAAAAATCAACTTAACTTTGCTTTTCAACAAGACTTAAAACAAGAACAAGATATATTTAACTATTTCATGTCATGACAATACAATACAAAAGCGCTACATTTGATTTAACATCTACTAACGCAACAACAGTGTTGTCTATATCAACATCAGCTATTGCAATTGTTAGAACTGTACAAGCGGTCCATGATACGGCCAGCAATGTAAACGCACATTTAATACTAAAAAAATCAGGTGCATCTGATGTTAAAATAGCTTATAAAGAAATCAATAAAGATACAGATAGCATGTTAACAGGACCATTAAACTTAGAAGCAGGTGATGCTATTAAAATGCAAGCAGGAACTGCAAATGAAATAACAGGATCTGTTAGTTATGCATTAATAGATAGATCACAGGAGAATGGATAATGTCAGATGATCTACTTAAAATACATTGCACAACTACAGTTACAATAAGAAATACAAGAAAGAACAAAATATATGCTGATGAAACAGAAAGAGACGCTGATATAGCTGACCCTAACACAGATACAACAATTAATGATATTGAACAAGATGTTAGAGTAGAGATATCACCGAAAGGATTAGAAGCATTAAAAAGAGTGATGAACCAAAACAATGAATCAAACACCTAAAGGTGGGACAGAGTTACAATTAGGTTTTTTAAATAAATATGTAGATAAAGATCTACTAAATAAATTTTCTATTTGTACATCGGTTCCTGAAAAAATACCTCTTGATAAAGATAAGATAAATATCTTATGGCAAAAAAATTCATACGATCAACCGAATCTTGCACCATGGTTCACGGACCACGGCAATCATGACAAGTATGATTGGTATGTATTTAACAGTCATTGGACATTTGAAAAATTTAGAATAGCTTTTGATTTACCAACTAGTAAATGTGTTGTTATAAAAAATGGTATAGAAAAAATAGAACCAACAATACCTTATGTAAAAGGTCAACCTATAAAAATCATACATCAAAACACACCTTGGAGAGGACTAAATGTTTTATTAGGTGCTATGCAATTAGTAAAAAACCCATTGATTACTTTAGATGTATATTCTTCTACAGAAGTTTACGGTAAAGACTTTCATGAGGCTAATCATAAATTTTATGAAACATTGTACGAGCAAGCTGAAACATTATCTAATGTAAACTACATAGGTTACAAACCTAACGAGTATATAAAAGAACATATTAAAGATTATCAAATGTATGTATATCCTAGTATATGGGAAGAAACATCTTGTATATCATTACTAGAATGTATGGCAGGTGGTTTGTATTGTATTACAACTAATCTAGGTGCATTGTTTGAAACAGGTGCTGAGTTTCCAATATATGTTCCATATCTAACAGACCACAAGCAGTTAGCTAGAAAATTTGCAAATGCAATAGAAGCTGCAGCGTTGACTTTAGATAATAAAATTATACAAGAACATTTACAGTTTCAATCAAAGTATACTAATCAATATTATAATTGGAATAAACAAGCGATGGCCTGGACTAATTTTTTAAAAGGAGCAATTAATGCAAAATAATGAACCCATATGGTTTGAAGAAGAATCAGAAAGTATAGAAATAAATTTTGATGGAAAACCTAAATATAAAATTATGGTTTGTACACCATGTCATAGTGATGTTTCAATGCATTACTGTCAGTCTGTATTAATGTTTCAACAAAAATGTTTAAAGAAAAATATACTAGTTAGTTTTACAATGTTAAAATCATCATTAGTTACACAAGGAAGAAATCTATGTGTATCTGATTTCTTGAACCACGAACATAACTATGAGCATTTATTGTTTATAGACTCTGATATAGACTTTGAATTTGATACCATAATGAAAATGATAAAAGCTGACAAAGATATTATTGCCTGTCCTTACCCTATGAAAAACTATGATGTAGATAAGGCATGGAAAAGATTAAAAGAAACAGACATGGTTAAAACTAAAGAAGACTTACTTGCCAATGGTCTTATGTATCCAATGAAAGTAAAGGACAGAAAGAACATAGAAGTCAAAAAGGGCATTATGGAAGTAACCCATGCTCCTACGGGATGTATGCTAATCAAGAGAGAAGTGTTGGAAAAAATGATTAAAAAACACCCTGAATTAGAGATATTTCAACCAACAATTATTAACGGAAAAGAAATAAAAAGGGAGAATTTTTTTAATTTATTTGATACACTACATGACGTAAAAACCAAAAGATATTTTGGTGAAGATTTCGGATTTTGTCAAAGATGGAGAGATATGGACGGTAAGATACACGCTCTTGTAACTGAATACATAACCCATGTTGGGGAGTATCAATACAAAGGTCGTTTCTTTGATGAACTATTAAGTCTTAAACATATTGACGACACAGAAAAAACCAAATAAAATAACAAAATGGCTATAACAAGATCACAACAAGCTAGACAACTTTATAAAAACGGTAGACGTGTAGGTTTATTTGGAGGAATGTCACCAGGTGCTTTTGGTCAAGCAACAGGAGGTGGTTTTTCTGATAGAGAAAGAGGCGGTAATAGAGACAATGAAGGTGAAGGTCCTAATAGACAACAAAAAACACCAAAGAAAAAACCTAAAAAAACTGATAAAAATACAGTAAATAAAAAAAATTTTTTAGAAGATATTTTTATAAATAGTATGTACGGAAAACTTGCAGACGCTATTAGTAATAGCGGTATTGCTTATAATTTAAATGCAAAACAAAGAGAAAATTATTTAAAAGGATTAAAAGAAAAAGATCCGGATGCTTATAATGAAGTAATGCAAGATCTTGGAAGTCTAGGTTATGCTACTAACGTTGGTCCACTAGATTCTAGAATGGGTTTAGATATTGATTTTACAAATTTAAATACAGGAAAAAATGAATTAGGTGAACCTCAAGCAAAAGAAATTTTGGGAAAAGGTTATCAAAGTTATTTAGATGAAATAACTAACAGATTTATTCCAGTCGATGGACCTGGTTCTTATTCTGCAGATTCTAATATTTATATACCACCAGCTATAGAAGAAGAAGAAAAAGAAGAAGAAGAAGAAGACGTTCCTATAGCTTATAGATTTATGGCCGATGGTGGTAGAGCTGCTTTTCAAGAAGGCGGAATATTTTCAAGAATAGATGAATTAGGAAACGATATATCTTCTGCTGAACAAGAATTAACTTCTATTAATCAAAGATTAGACACAGCACAATCTTCTTTAGGTCAACCTAGTGGTGGAGGAGGAATTATGGATAGTTCTATTGTTCCTGATGCACCTGCTGTAGAGGCTACACCTTTTCCTGCAGTTACACCCGATGCACCTATTGCTGATAATATTTCTGTAAATCCTGTTGGCTCTCCTCAAAACACGTCTCCTATCAAAACTGTAAACCCTGTAGTCGGAGGAGGAAGAGTTCCTGGAGGACCTGAAAATCCAAACATTGATATAGGTACAATAAGTATCCCTGGTCCAATTTCTGGTCCAAGACCTGCAGTTGATTTACCTGGAGGAATGCCGTCAAAACCTATCATGAGTAATCAGGTGCTGCCTATGATTAATCAAGCAACACTTCCTCCTTTACAAGGTGGTGGTCCAAGAATTCCAAGACTTCCTCCTAACGTTAACACAGGTATATCAAACCTAGGCACCTATCTTCCATTGCAAACTGCTCAACAAGCAGGTAGTCTTGTTGGTTATGGTAAACCAGCTGATCCTAGAATGGGAGGAGTACAGGTTGCTGGAAACCCTCTTCAAGAAATGATGAGAGGTAGTTTTGCTGATGGTGGAATGCCTGAATATCAAGGTGGGATCATGGACCTTGAATCAGGAAGACAACAATATTTTTTAGGTAAGTTGGTTAAGAAAGCAACTAGAGCTGTTAAGAAAGTTGTTAAATCTCCATTTGGTAAAGCTCTTTTACTTGGTGGATTAACATTTGGAGTTCCTGGAGTAAGATCAGGTTTTTTTAATAAAGGACTTATGGGAACTAAATCTGGAATAGGTTTTAAAAATTTTTTAGCTAATAAAGTATTAGGTGAAGGAACTAACCAAATATCAGGTGGTTTATTATCTAAATTAAAAAGTCCGCTTGGTTATATAACAGGAGCATCTTTATTAGCGGGATTGACTGCACCTAAAAGCACCTATGATGCAGAGGAAGAAGATGATTTTCGTTTAGAGATACCAGAAGAACAATATAGATTTTATGCAGAGGGTGGAGAAGTAGAACCAGTAGCTAAAAAAACTATGCCTTTATTAGACATGGATGGCAAAGAAATGGATTTTAGGGCTGAAGGTGGTTTTGTTCCTATAGGTAGAATGGAAAAAGCAGATGATGTTCCTGCAAGATTATCAAAAAATGAGTTTGTATTTACCGCAGATGCTGTTAGAAATGCAGGAGATGGAAATATAGACAAGGGCGCAGAAGTCATGTATAACATGATGAAAAACCTTGAAGCCGGAGGTGAAGTATCTGATGAATCGCAAGGCTTAGATGGCGCTAAAAGAATGTTTCAAACATCACAAAGACTAGAGGAAGTATTATAATGGCTACAACAACAACAGTTTCAAAACCAGCACCTTTTGTAGAAGATTTAGGTAAAAATTTAGCACAACAAGTAATAAGCCAAACAGGTGTTCCTATTGTAGGATCTGGAGCAGGTACTCTTACACAACAAGCAGGTGAAACAAAAGAACAATTTGAAGCTAGACAAAAAGCTGCTCAACAATTTGACGTTAGAAAAGATAGTTTAGCAGGACTTGCACCAGGTGTTGCTGGTCAAGATGCATTACAACAACAAGCACAAGCTTTAGCACAACAAGGAATAGGTTCTTATCAACCTTTTTTACAATCAGCACAAGCTGCTACGGGTCCACAAGCTTTTCAACAATACATGTCACCTTATCAATCACAAGTTATTGATACTACATTAAAAGAATTTGACAGGAACCAGCAAATGCAAGAACAAAAAATTAGAGATCAAGCAGTTGCTTCAGGAGCTTTTGGTGGAGGTAGAGAAGGTGTTCAATTAGCAGAGTTTGGTTCAGGAATGGCTAGAGAAAGAGCTGGACTACAAGCAAATTTACAACAACAAGGTTTTGAAGCTGCACAAAAAGCAGCGCAACAACAGTTTATTAATCAAAAAGGTTTAGCTTCACTAGTGCCAGGACTACAAGGACAAGATGTTTCGACATTAGGAAAACTAGGTGCAATTAATCAAGCTCAAAAACAAGCAGAAATGGATGCTGAAAGACAAGCAACAACAATGGCAGCTTATCAACCACAAGAACAAGTTGATAGATATGCAAACATAGTAACTGGAATTATGGGTGGATACCAGGGAGGATCACAATCAACTAATGTACCTAACCCATCACCAATGCAAACCGCTTTGGGTGCAGGAGCAACTCTTGCAGGTATATATGGTGGTTTAGGTGGAAAATTATTTTAATAATGAATAGAACATTAAAAAGACCAATGTTTAGAATGGGTGGTTCTACAGGAACTGGTATTACATCAGGACTAGATCAACCTAGAAAACAATATAATCAAGGATCAAATCCTTATGAAAAAGCATTAGCAACTGCTAAAAGGGGAGCTGCTGATTTAGAAAAATTTAGAGGAGAACAAGGTTTATTCAGTCCTATGGCTGGTCCAGGTTTTTTAACTTCATTTGGTTTGGATTTAATGTCTAGACCTTCAAGAGGAAGTGGATTAAGTGGCTTTTTAGCTACTGCAGCAGACTCTGCAAAAGAACCTTTCAAAACTTTTCAAGCAGCAAAGATGGCTGAAAGAAATAGAAAAGCAACTACCGCCGAAGATTTATTTACAAGTGCATTAGCTTCTGAATATGGATTAGAAGAAGCAAGAATAGATGCAGATGCTAAAAAAACTAGTAGCACAGAATTTGAAAAAGAGAGAAGAGTTCAGATGTTAAATTCTCTTTACGATAATAAAATTCTTAAAAAAGAAGTTGAATTAGAAAATGCTTCTCCTGAATCAAGAGAAAAAATTTTAGCTAGTATAGAAACTTTAAAAGAGGAAAAAGAAGATTATGCAAAATCTATTCTCGCAGGAACTATGACACAAGATGATTTTGTAAAAGATATTATTATAGCTGGTGTTAGAAATGATGTATTTGATCCTGTTAAAGTTGCAGAAAAATATCCTGAGTTAGCTGGATTACTATATGAGGGACTGGCAGATGGTGGTAGAGCTGGTTATAATATAGGTGGTCAAGCAATGATGCCTGAAGTAGCAAATGCAAAAGAAAAAGAAGTCGAAGATTTATCTTACAATGAATTAAGATCAAGACTACCACAATCTATAAGCAATGATGTAGTGCAAGTAATATCACAAAGTAAACAAGCTTTATTAGATTTTGCAAACATCAGAGATCAACAAGATGTTGAAGAGTTTAACCAAAGATACAACGTAAGTTTGAATATAGCACAAGAGGGTTAAATGGCTGACCCTTTTAAACAAAAAGAAAAAAGCATAGAACGTGCTGAAACCATAACAGGACTTGCACGAGAAGTTTTAAATAAAAAGAAAAAACCTGTAAAGTTTACCTGGAAAGGTTTTGCTAATCTTACATCTAGTTTTTTAGAAACAAATCCTTTTGATAAATTAAAATTAGATAGAATAAAAGAATTACAAGAAGGTTCTGAAGCAAAAGAAAAAGACTATATAGATTTTTTTGAAGATATAGAAAAAAGTTTATATGGTGGTGTTCAGGATTTAGGTTATGCTGTAGGTGATTTGCTAACATCGGGAATCGATGCTACAATAGGAACAGATCTTTCAGAAAAATTAGATGAAGTTTATGAAGAAAATAAAATAAAAGATCCTGAAACACTTACAGGAGAAGTCACTAAAGTTCTTACACAGTATGGTATACCAGGAGGTGCCTCATTTAAAGTATTAAACAGAGTTAAAATACTTCAACGAAATAGAAAATTAGCAGACACAGGAACTAAATTACAAAAAGCATCACAAATTGCAAAAAGAGCTGGATATATGTCTAGTGCTCTTGCTGCAACAGATTTTATTGCATCTACTCCCGACAAAGAAACTTTGTTTGTAAAGGAAGAAAAGACAGAAGGATTGACTGGTAGAGATTTAGCATTAGCTAAATTAAGAAACAGAGTAAGGTTTGGTACAGAGGGTGCATTAATTGGTGGTGGTTTTTCTTTAGTTGGTAAACCAGTAGCTCTTGGTTTTAAATATGGTATCTTTAAACCTGGTGCAAAGGTAGCGGGTATTGGATTAAAAGCAGTGGACAAAGCTGTTGTATCACCACTCACGTACCTTGGATCAAAAGCAATACCAGCTCCTGCAGGTAAAGCTATAAGAGATGCAAGTGCATTTGTAGTAAACAAAGCATTAGCACCAATTAGATTAGGTACAGGTGCAAAACAATTACCTAAGTTCCAAGAATGGAAATTATTTAGTAGAGATAGTAAAGACCCATTAGAAAGAAGATTAAAAAAACTATCTGGATTTTTAGAAAAATTTACATCGCAAGGAAAACTAACGGGACTTGGTTATCAAATATCATCAGAAGCTAGAAGAGAAATAAAAGCACAATCAAGAACTATAGAAAAATATCTAGAGTCTATTGAAAAGAAAGCATACAATCTTGCAAAAGATTTTGAAACAAAACACAATACAAAAACTACATCAGAAGCTAGTCAAGATTATTATTTAGATCAAATACTTGGTTATTTAAAAGGTAATGTTAAATTAAATAGTGTTGCACCTGATCTACAGGGAAGTGCAAAAAGTTTAAGTAAAGAATTATTACAAATAAAAGAAAAGTTTGCAGGTTTATTACCTGAAGGTGATCTTAAAAACTTTATGTTAAATAATTTAAAAACATATATGAGACAATCTTTTAGTGTTTTTACAAATCCTAACTATCAACCCGATAAAAAAATATATGATGGTGCAGTTAATTGGGTAGCTAAAAATGTTGTTCAAGCAAATAAAGATTTAAGACAAGAAGCTTTAAAAACATTAAAGACCGGAAAGATGACAGATAAACAAGCTATTGATGAAATGGCTGAATCACTTACAGATAAAATATTAAAAGCTGGTAAACAAGACGGAGCAGATCCATTACAAGTATTGAGAAATGTAGCAGGGAAAGATTTTTTAAGAACAGATAAAATTATACGAACAGGTGAAGAGCTACCTGATGCAATAAAAAAATTATTGGGACAAGAAGATAATTTAAAAGCTTCTGTGTTAACTACTACATCACACGCAATAACTCACGCTGTAAATAAACAATCTTTTGATAAACTAGCTAGAATAGGTTTAGATGAAGGTTGGCTGTTTAGAAGTAAAGCAGCGGCGGAAGCTAAAAGATATTTAGATGCAGAAAAAATAGGTGATGTAAAAAGTTTAGGTTTACTTAAAAGTGAAATGTCTAAATTATATGCAACACCAGAACTTACAGAAGTATTCAGACAAACAAGAAAAGGTTTAGATACTTGGATACAAAACGGTGTGTATAGAAACATATTACAGTTAAAAGTAGCTGCACAGTATGGAAAAACTGTACTATCACCCGTTACACAAGTACGTAACGTTTCATCAGCAAGTTTATTTCCATTAGCTAATGGACATATTGGAGGTCGAGCTTCCGTATCAGAGTCACTAAAAATGACAATTGATGATATATTTGGTGCAGGTAAAGTTATAGACGAAGATACATTTATTAAAAATATTGAAAACAAAATTAGACTTGGAGTGTTAGATGAAAATATTGTAGCTTCAGAACTTAAAGCGGTGCTACAAGAAATAAAAAATACAAAAGGTCTAACAAGTTTAGATAAAATTATAAGAGCTTTATCGGACGGTAAGTTTGCATTTGATGATACAGTTCTTAAAAAAACTGGAGAAACAATAAGTAAATTTGGTAAAGGTGCTGCTAGAGTATATGCAGGAGGAGATAACATGTGGAAATGGTATGGCCATGAATATGTTAAATCACAATTACGTGGCATGTATAGTAAAACAAGTGATATTGCTAAATGGTATGATGAAATAGTTGGTAGAAAGTTTGATCCTAAAAATACATTTACAGGTAAATTAAAAACATTTGATGAAGCTGTAGATGAAGCAGCTGCATGGTATATTAGAAATACTTATCCAACATATAGTAAAGTTCCTGAGTTTGTTCAATCAATTAGAAAACTACCTTTTGGTAACTTTGTATCTTTCCCAGCAGAAATGATAAGAACCACATATAATATTATAGAGTTAGGTGCTAAAGAAGCAACATCAGCTAATCCTAAATTAAGACAGATGGGTCTTAGAAGATTGTTAGGAGCTTATGTAACATTATCTGGAACAGGACTTGCTGTTGGTAAAACAGCACAAGCATTAACTGGTGTAACAATGGATGAAATAGAGGCGTATAAAAGAAGTTTATCTGCACCATGGGAAAAAAGAGCACAAATTATACCTATAAATAAATGGAAACAAGGTGTTGGTAAAGCAATTAACTTTTCATATTTTAGTCCATACGATGTAGTTACAAAACCAGTTGAGGCTATATTTAAACAATGGCAAGAAGGAACTGTTAAAGACCAAGATGTAGGAGACAAACTACTTGCTCAAGCTCTTGATCAAGATGGACCTTTAAGAACATTACTAGATCCTTTTATTACACAATCAATTGCACTTGAAAGATTTACTGATGTGCTACCGGCAGAAGTAGGACTTGGTAACAGAGGTGGTTTAACTAAAACTGGTGCAAAAGTATATTCACAAACAGACTCAACTGGTGATAAAATTTCAAAAAGTTTTATACATATATTAAAAGGTATAGAACCAGGAGCAATTACTACTGGTAAAAAATTAGTTCAAGGATTACAAGGTGATGTAAAAAAAGGTGGCCAACCTGTATCGCTACAAGATGAAATACTTGCGTTATTATCAGGTATTAGAATTATCAATATAGATGCACCACGGACCATGCAATATAAAATTACAGAATATAATAACAACAAAAGATCTGTTACAGCTACAGAAAAATTTTTTAGTTTAGAAAATTTTAGACAAAGAGGACCAGAAGTTTTAGCAGAAGAATTTAAAAATATTCAGGAAGAAAATTTAAAAGTAAATAGAAATTTTTATCAAGTGTTAAAAGATGCTGAAACAATGGGAGTCCCTAGACAAAAATTAAAAAAAATAATGAAAGAAAGAGGTATCTCTACTAAAAATTCAAATAAACTTTTAAGAGGAGTAAACATACCCTATTCAGGATACGATGGTCGTATGAAAAAAAGAGTTATTGATGCTAGAAAATTATCTAAAGAATTAAATGAAGGATCTATTAATAGAAACTATTTTTATCCTAGAAGATTATTTAAACAAATAGAAAGAGAGTATAAAAGAAAAAGTATTAAACCTATAGAACTAGGTCCAGGTCTTATTGAAAGAGGTATAAAAGGTGCGCAAGATTTATTGGGTAACATGCCTCAAAAACAACCTGAAGCAGTTCAACAAGCTAATATACAAACACCACCACTACCAAATACACCTATGCCTACAATAAAAACAGCACAAAATATTAATCCTCAAACAGGGTTGACACAAACAGAGAGTGCATTACTATCACCTTCAGAACAAATTATTGCGAGGCGAACATAATGGTAAACAAAATTAAAAGTTTGGGCGGTGTGATAGGTTTATCCTATCGGGTTTCTTTTGTAGCGGGGGTTACAAAATAATGGCTAAAAGATCTGCATTACATAAAATAGAAGAACACGAAAAGTTGTGTCGTATTATGCAGAAACAAACTTTTGAGCAGATTAAAGAAATGAAAGAACGTATTAGAAGAATTGAATATATGATTGTTGCTGGAATGGGATCAATAATTTTAGCTTTAGTCATGAATTACATGAAATAAAATGCAACTATCTAGAAACTTTTCTTTACAAGAATTAACAAAATCGGACACAGCGATACGTAAGGGTATCGACAATGAACCTAACGCAGATCAAATAGATAAACTAAAAGCATTGTGTGAAAATATTTTACAGCCAGTACGTGATCAGTTTGGTAGAGTAAAAGTTACCAGCGGCTATCGTAGCCCTGAGTTGTGTGTTGCCATCGGCAGCTCAATTAATTCACAACATGCAAAAGCTGAAGCGGTTGATTTCGAATGTATGGGAGTTGACAACGCTGAAGTAGCAGATTGGGTTAAAATGAACTGTGAAGTAGATCAATTAATTTTGGAGTATTACACTCCTGGTGAGCCCAACTCTGGATGGATACATGCAAGTTACATACCATTCAATCCTAGACATCAATATCTAAGAGCATATAGAGAAGATAAAAAAACTAAATACAAACCTATTATTGGTAAAGCTGTTGATCTAGTTTAGATCCATTCTTTTAATTCTTCACCCATAACTTCGGATGCAATATTTATTTTTTTACGTAAAGCTTCTACTATCTTTTCATCAATTGTATCTTCTGCAATCAAATCAATATAGGTCACAGTTTTCTTTTGTCCTATTCTGTGTGCTCTATCTTCAGACTGTAATCTTTTTTCTAGGTCATAACCATTAGAATAATAGATAACAGTATTGGCCTGTGTAAGTGTAATACCATAACCACCTGTTTGAGGTGTACCTACAATAAATCTACACTTAGGATCATTTTGAAATTTACGTATATAGTCTTGTCTGTCTTCTTGTGGTGTCAAACCATAATAATGAACATAAGAATCTTTGCCATATACTTTAATTAGTTTCTGTATGATTTCTCCTACACTTAATTGATAGTTAGCCCATATAATCACTTTGCCTTCAGTGTCTTCTAATATGGACATTAATTCATTGAGTCTGTTGCTTTCTACAGCTTGTGTTGTACCATCATCAGCTGCTACATAACCACATGTAATTTGATGCAGTCTCATGAGTTGTGTTAACACAGTCATAGTAGTTGTAACCTTACCATTAAGTACAGCCATCGCTGCTTTCTTCATCTGTTCATAAACTTTCTTTTGATCAGGTGTTAATGTTACATGACGTTTGATAAATACTTTAGGTGGTAAATCTAAACAATCTTCTTTTAATACTCTGTATGAGAATTGTTTTACAGTATCGGATAGCTCTGATAAATTTTGAAACTTATCTACTACTTGAATAGAACGTCCATGTACATGCATCGTTTTCATTTCAGCATACCTATTACGGAACGCGTAATAAGAACTAAAATCCAATAACCACGGATCAAGGAACTCGCACTGCGTATACAGGTCCAAAGGATTTTTTGTAATAGGAGAACCTGTCATAATTCTTTTGTATTTAGCATTTTTACCAATACTAATTATATTTTTTGTACGTCTAGCAGAGGGTGTTTTAATTGTAGTAGACTCATCAATAGCCATCATAGTTTTATGTGAATTTATAAATTTAGTTGCAAACTTAACACCTTTGTCTGTTGATAATGCTTCTACATTCATAACTAAAATATGCAACGCACTTTCTATTTCAAACAAAGATTCTAATTTTTCTTGTTGTGTTTTTGTAATATTTGGTTGCCACAACACAGAAACATTTTCTATATGGTCTGGTAAGTGTGTAGGTAATTCTTGTTCATACCAAGTTTTAACAACACCTTTTGGTGCAACAATTAATACACCATCAATCTTGCCTTTGTCATATAACATAGCAACATTATCTATTAATACTTTTGTTTTGCCCGTACCCATTTCCATAAAGTAAGCAAAGTTTTCTTTGTTCCAAGATTTTTCCAACGCAGTTAATTGATGTGCGTATGGTTTAGTTTTAAATTTATAGTTCATAATTTATTTTCTTCTTTCTATTGACTTCCATATAATAGATGTTATATCGTTTGTCAATGTCAGAAAGAAAAGTTTACGTAATACAAGAGATACCAGGAAGTAAAGCAGGTAGTCCTAAAATAAATATTATAGGTGCAGCTGATTATTCTACTTCAGGTAAATTTAATTTTTTATTACCAGAGTTTTCACAAATGATATTTTCTCCTGGTCCACTAATTTATAAATTAAGAAAAGGTTTAAAAAATTATACACCAGATGATTATTTATTATTAACAGGTGATCCTGCAATCATTGGTGTTGCATGTTCTATTGTATCTGATATTACAAACGGTAAATACAATGTATTGAAGTGGGATAAACAAGAAAGAAAATATTATCCTATTGAGATTAATCTATACGAGAAAGGAGAAATAGATGACAATTGATTTTGAAAAGGATCAACAAGATGCAATGAGT